CGCCGTGGCACCGGTGGCGCCGGATGAGGTCATGCCGCCGACTGAGGAGCCACCACCGGCCGAAATCGCGTTGGACGCGTAGAACTGCTGGTGCTGGTGGCTCGGCATCTCCGGGGTGGTCAGGGTGTGCGCCTTCTCGCCGCCGCTGACGCCGAGCGTGGGGAAGTCGCTCGTGCCGTCCAGTCCGACCGGCACCTTGCCACGCATGTCCGGCACGTTGAACGTCGTGGACCCGTCGCCGATGCCGTAGCTGGTGCCGATCACGGCGAACAGGGGAGCGTACGTGGTGCGGCTGATCGCCTGCCCATTGCACAGCAGCCAGCCCACCGGGATCGTCGCCCCGCCGAACGGCTGGATCACGCCCGGCTGCACGGTGGTGCCCGCCGACGCCGGCCCCCACGCCCCCCACGCCCCAGCGCTGTAGGTGCGCGTCTGCACGGGGGCGGTGGGGGCATCCGGGCGGATCAGGGTCTGCACCAGGGTGGCGCCGCCGTCCGCGGATTGGGTGATACCCACCCACTTGGTCGCCCCGGAAGGTTGGTTGCTCGCCCCGCTGCCCCAGTAGAAGCCGACGTCCGTCGCGGTGTTCCAGTCGGTGACCTGTAGGCCATCCGCGCCGAGCCGATCCGGCAGCGCACCCCCGCGGGCCAGCCGCGACTCGACCGAGGTCAGCCGCTGCATGATGCGCTGGATGAGGCCGGCGGGGGTGCGGCCGTACGGATCGGTCATGCGGCCACCGCCGGGGTGTCGGAGTCGGGCTTGGTGGCCGGGGTGAGGGTGACCTGCACGTTCTCGCCGTCCGCGGTCTCGGTGACGGTGACGGAGTCGATCTTCTGCTGCTGCGCGAGATCCCGGGCGTTCAGCGTGGCCCGCAGCGGGACCTGCACCCCGGGCACCAGGGCGTTGATCCCCACGTCGGCGCTGAGGAAGATCGTGGAGTTGTCCGGGATCCGCACCTCGATCGGCGACGGCGACCGGCCGGACGTGTTGCGCCGGGCCTGCGAGTCCAGCTCACCCTGCGTGGGCGCCGCGGTGCCGTTCTCGTTGTAGATCGTGTACATCGTCGTCCACGGCCCGTAAAACGCGAGGTTCTCCAGGTTCAGCGCCGCCCCGTACACCCCGTCGGCACCCACCGAGTAGGCGGCCTGGTTGTGATCGGAGCCGTACTCGGTGACGATCACCCGGTTGGCGAAGTCCTTGTCGGTCATCGTCTGCAGCACGCCGAGGTTGCGGGACACGTCCCAGATCAGGATCTTCCGGCCCAGCACGGTGAAGTCGATCCCGTTCTGCCGGGCCAGGGACTGCAGGTGATCGCCGACTGTGGTCTCGTACGGCACGGTGTCCATCGCCGTCTGCGCCTCGTTCGTGAAGTGCCGCACGTCCAGGTGCGGGAGCACATTCACCGCCGGCCACACCGCGCTGTCTTCCCAGGCCGGGATGTGCACCGTCCACCCGGTGCCGTCACCGGTGGCGGTCAGGGTGCCACCGGCAGCCTGCCACGCGGCCGCGAAGGCGGCCGCGTTCGGGATCGTGTTCGGGTAGAACATGTCCCGGCCGTGCGCCAGCTCGTACTGGATGATCTTCTCGATCCGCCCCGTCACCGTGTCCACCCGGATGGTGCCGTCGGGCAGCGTCGAGTTCTCCCACGCCTGGGTCAGCGGCTGGAAGAACAGGTACTCGGACACGTCGTGCGCGTTCACCTCCGCGTAGCCCGGGCCGGTGGTGATCCGGTGGATGGGGCCTTCCCAGACCCGCTCCTGGCCGCGGTAGATCACGAGCTCCTGGCGGTGCGTGCGGGAGCCGCCGACGATCTCCAGGTTCTCCGTGCAGCCCTTGCCCTCCAGGCGCACCGTCGCCTCCGACGTGTTGTCCCGCTGGCGCGCCCACTGCAGCTGGGTGATGGACGAGATCGGGCCGACCCGGCGGGACCCGCCGCGGTCGAAGATGTAGGCCGAGTGGCCGGTGACGCAGGGCGCTGCCATCACAGCCTCTGGGTGAGCACGAGTCGGGTGGACAGGTTTCCGGTCGGCGCATCCAGGGGCACGTCCAGGGCGATCACGTAGCCGATCCCGCAGCGCAGCTCCGGCCAGGTCGCCGGCACCCCGCCCGTGCCGTACAGCAGCCGGTTCCCGGAGATCGTCGGCGCCCCGGCCACCGACGCGGAGACCTGCTCGGTGACCCCGTCCAGGGTCATCTGCGTGTTCGGCGGGATGTAGGTGAGGATCATCTCGGAGTCGAAGGACCCGGTCGCGGCCTGGCTGTCGGGCAGCGCGTTCGGGTTCTCGTAGTAGCGGATCCGCACCTGGCGCACCGCGGTGGGCCCGGTGGAGAGGATCAGGGTGGGCAGCGTCGAGGACCACTGCCGCACCTCGGATGCGGGCACGGCCACCGTGTAGCGCCGCCACGTGCCGGTCTCATCGATGCAGTCGCTGTCGATCGCCGGCAGCGCCGGCGGGGTGGGCAGCGGCGGGCAGTCCGGGTCGGCGAGCGGGTCGATGGGGGAGACCACGTTCTCGTTGCGCGCCGACGCCGACGCGTTCGGCGTGCCCAGCCACGCGTAGTTGTACGCCGGGCTGTCGGCGGTGTCGCCGTCGAAGTACGGGAACTGCTGGCCGAGGGTGACCATCGCCGCGTCGGCGTCCAGGTAGTCGCCGCCCAGCCACGCCACATGCCCGGTGCCGGTGACATCCTCGGCACGCACGATCGCGTACGCCGCGTTGGATGGTGCGGCCACCAGCGGCGAGACCAGCTGCACGAACCCGCCGGGCTGGACCACTGCCGCGGTGCCGGCCGCGGAGCCGGAGATGAGGGCACCGGCCGCGGTGAACCAGTACAGTTTCGCGGCCAGGCGCTGCGCCTTGGAGGGGCGCGCGTAGATCGAGCCGATGTAGCTCGAGCCGCCCTGCACCGCGGCCATCTTCGCGATCGGGGTGTACGTCCCGCCGAGGGACAGCACCCCGGTGGTGATGTCGGTTGTCACCGTGGCACGGGCGGAGAAGCTGCCGGCGAACCCGCCGGTCACCCGCTGCAGGATCGCGGCGCCGCTGCCTACCTCCACCATCCAGCCGTCCGGGGCCACCCCGTTCGCCTTCGAGGTGGACAGGTTCGCCGTGCCCGACCAGGCGTACGTGGTGTCCGGCTTGGCCGCCGTGGAGCCGTCGAAGTAGTCGCCCGGGTTGGTGTTCGGGTTCGGCTGGGTGAGCGAGACCCAGTTCGTTGTCGGCGACTGGTAGGAGCCGAACCAGGCCGACGCGCGCCACTGGTAGGTGGTCCCCGGGGTGAGTCCGGTGATGGTCACCGTGGTCGTCGGGCTGTCCACGCTCGTCGACGCGCCGGTGCCGATCCGGTACTCGACGGTGTAGTTGGTGACGCCGGTGGCGCCACCGGGGGGCGACATGGTGGCGGTCGCGGAGCGGCCGGACGCGTCGGCCGAGACCGACAGGCCCGGCGCGGTGGACGGGAGCGTGGTCTGCGAGCCCGTCGCCGACCAGGTGCCCCAGCCGGACTGGTTGCGCGCCTGCACCTGCACGTAGTACGTGTTGCCGGGGGTCAGCCCGGTGGGGGAGTAGGAAAGCGCGGTGCCCGCCGACACCGTGGTGACACCGGTGGCGAACGTGGGGTCGGTGGAGTAGCGCACCTGGTACTCGAGGATGCTGCCGTTCCCCGACGGCGCCGCCCACGACCAGGTCAGCCCGGTCGGGGTGACGTTCGACGCGGTGGGGGAGCCGGGAGCTCCCGGGGCGGTGTAGAAGCCGACGCTGCCCGACCAACCACCCCAGCCGTCCCCGTTCAGCGCCCGCACCCGGGTGTAGTACAGCGTGTTGCCGGCCAGGGTGGCGTCGTTGGCGGTGTTGTCGGTGAGCACGACGCCCACCAGCGGCGCGGCGACCTGCGAGCCGTAGTTCGGGTCCACCGACATCTGCCACTGGTAGTTGGTGATGTCCGCCCGCCCGCGTGCGGCGGCCGTCCAGGACAGCGTGCACGAGGTGGGCGTGATCGCCGAGTAGGTGGGGTTGCCTGGCGCGCCCGGGGCCTGCCCGAGTCGGGGCGCGGAGCCGCTGACCCCGCACGAGCCCGAGCCGATCGTCGAGTGGTTCGTGGAGATGTTGCCGGTGACGCCCCAGTTCAGGTTGCCGTTGCCGTCGTGGTTCCACGTCCAGTACGCCGAGTACAGCAGGATGTCGCCGGTGCCGGGCTGCGGGATCGTGAAGGTGCCGGACGCGGACGCGGAGCCGGTCACCGACCAGGACTGGGTGTTGTTGGTCCACGAGCCCCAGTTGTTGCCGTGGTAGATCAGTTGCACCAGGTACGTGGACTGGTTCGCCCCCGCGTTCTGTGACGACAGCGTCACGTTGATGCTCATCGTCTGCGGGCCGGACCCGCTCAGTGCACAGTCAGCCATCGCACACCTCCTAGGGGACCGTCACGGCCAGGGCGTCCGCGTAGCAGCGCACCACCGCGCCGGCCGCGAACGAGGTCATGTTCTGCACGACGCGCACGATCACCCGGTCGGTGCCGGCAGGTGGGGCGATGCTCTTGCCGGACAGAGCGCCAGACCCGCCGGTGATCGTGCCGAGCAAGTCGTCACGCAGTGTCGTGCCGGACGAGTTCTGCCAGTACGCGTGCACCTGCAGGGAGCCCATCACCGCGGTGCCGGTCTGGACGTTCCCCGCCGCCCAGACGTTGACCGAGAACCGGATGCCAGCAGTGGTGGGCAGCCCGGTGACCAGCTGCTGGATCCCGAACCAGCCGGCGCTGCCGGCGCCGGTTGCGGTGAAGGTGTTCTTCACGGATGCCGCGCCGACCGAGAACAGCTCGGTGGTGCGCGCCAGGGCGCAGTTCGCGCCGAGCATCACGGCACCGTCGGCGACCAGGGCCCACACGCTCGCGTCGGTCTCCGCAGACGGGTTCGTCGAGTAGTTCGTGGCCACCACCACGGCGGCGCCGGCGAGCTCGGCCGACGGGTACGGGGTCAGGTTGTAGGCGATGTCCTGCACGACGGTCGGCACGATCGGCGGCAGGGAGATCTCCGCCGGCACCCCGTACACCCACGGCACCCCGGCCAGCAGGGTGAACTCGACGAGCTTGCCGTAGTGCACCCCGTCGGTGGACACCGCGTCCTGCTGGGTGAGCGGACCGGAGATGCACTGCACGGAATGCAGGTAGCGGCGGTAGGCGTCCACCCGCGGGTAGTAGGAGCTGTCGCTCTCGACGACCTGGGTGACCGTGCGCGTCGCGTAGATCGAGGGGGAGTTGCCGGTCGGGCCCGCCCACGAGTAGGACACCAGGTCGGCGTCGGCGAAGTCGCCGTCGAAGTACGCGTTCAGCGCCGTCGCCTGCTCGAGCAGGAACTGGTCGGCGATCCAGGTGTCCCCGGCCGCGTGCTGGATGTACGCGTTCGTGCCGACGGTGAAGCTCACCTTCGCGGTGCTCGCGCCGGTGGTGAACGTGATGCTGATCCGCACCCACTGGCCGGCCGCGGCGGGCGCGTCCGCGCTGCCGTGCTGGGTCACATACGCCCCAGCCGAGGTCCACTCCAGCGCGGTGAGGTTGAACACCTCGGCGACCGAGGTGTGCACCCAGACGCTGGCCGTGTAGGTGGTGTTCGCGGTGGCCGCCCACGCGTTGGATCCGTCGACGCCGAGGATCAGGATCGTCGGCGTCTGCAGCGCGTACGTGTCGCTCGTGGTCCACTTCTTCTGCCAGCCGTAGCCGCCGTCCCGGCCCACGCCGGCGGTGCGCGCGCCGGTCACCGTGCCGTCACCCGAGCCCGCCCCGGGCGCCCACTGGGCGGACGTCACCGCCACCTCCACGGACGGGTTGGGGTGCAGGTTCACCCGCTGGGTGGCCCAGTTGCTGTACGAGGGGGTGCTGGTCCGCGCCGGCGGGCAGGCGACGAAGAACCCGGTGTCGGCGAGGCCGCACGAGTCGCCGTGCATGCCGCACGCGTTCGGCTCGAGCACGTTGCGCAGCCAGGTCATCCCGTAGGCGAGACCCTCCTGCCCGGTCCCGGTCAGCCATGCCCGCACCCGCACCTCGCGGGAGGTGTGCCGGTAGCCGGAGATCAGCCCGCCGTCGCCGTTGCGCTCGGTCACCGTGGCGGTGCGGGTGGAGTCGCCGGTGTCGGCAATGCTGATGCCGTACAGGCCGAGGAACTTGCTCGAGGTGACCGGGTCGTCCGGGTCGTACCAGGGCGCCTCGGAGATCCGCGCGAACGTGTACGGGTTGTCGCCCTGCGCGTCGGCGATCGTCGTGCAGCCAGGGTCCTGCAGCCACCCGCCGCCGCACTCTTCCGCCGCGTACGCGTACGCCCGGGCGCTGTTGACGACCTCGTTGCCGCCGAGCTCCAGGTATCCGTTCAGCATGAGTCGCCTCCTATCCCGCCACCTGCTCGGCCAGGCGCACGAGGACCTCGTTCGCGTCCCGGCGCGGGTCGGCTGCGCCGAAGATCTGGATGGCGCCCTCGGCGACGGTGATGGTCCGACTCGGGGCGCCGGAGACCCCGCCCGCTGCCATCACGGCCGTCTTCTTCTGCGCGATCGCGGACAGCCACCGCACGCTCGGGTCGACCATCGACAGGGGCCGGCGCATCGGCACAATCGCCTCCGGCCCGGCCTCACCGGCGAGGATGCGGTGCGGGCCGAACAGGATGCCGCCGGAGGCCATACCGCCACCGCCGGACTTCGCGTTCGCGCCGGCGGTCTTGGCCGTGTTGGCGGCGCCGGTCATCCGCTGGAACGCGCCGATGATTCCGTCGATGGTGCTCTTCAGGCTGCTGAGGATGCCCTGGATTGTCTTCACGGCGCCGCTGATAATGCCGGTCACGGTGCCCCATGCGTCCTTCACCGGCTGGGGGAGTGACTGCCACAGCCGCTCCCACGCGCCCTTGATGTCGCCGCCGGTGAGGATCGCGACGATGAGGGCCCAGCCGTTGCTGACGATGGTGTGCACGGTGTCCCAGAACTGGCTCCACCCGGTGGTGACCTGCCCCCACCAGGTCTGCACGTTCGAGCGCAGGGTGGTCAGTGTGGTCATCCAGCCGTTGACCAGCTGGGTGAGCCAGCCGCCGTTGTTGCCGACCAGCGCGGAGAACGCGTTGGACCAGTTCGTCTTGATATCCGCCCACGTGCTGTCCACGTTCGCGGCGAGCTCGCCGAGGTTGCTGGTCCACTGCGAGACCAGGCTGTCCTTCCACCAGCTCTGGTCCTGGCCGGAGAGGATGCTCTGCGCCTGCGTCCACCCGTCCTCGATGCCCTGCCACCACTTCGGCAGGGTGTCGTCCTTGAACCCGTTGAGGGTGGTCTCCCACCCGGTGACCACGCTGTTGAGCCAGTTGCCGAACGGGGAACCGGAGTTCGAGGAGAGGAAGAACTGGTCCAGCGCGTAGCCGGCGCCGTCGGTGGCGTCCTTGACCGCAGTGATCATGAACGCGGTCAGCCCGCCCACAAGTGCACCGAACGGGCCGCCGGCGGCGAAGCCGAGCAGCAGACCGGTGACGATATTGCCGGCGAAGGTGTCCAGGGTGATGCTCTGGTCGGAGGTCAGCGTCGTCATCGACGCGATGAACCCGCCAGCCAGGCCGCCGAGGGACTTCTTCCACGTCGGCGTCTTCTGCTGGATCGTGTCCATCTTGTCGATGAACCCGGCGAGCTGGTCGGTCAGCCCGAGGAGACCCTTGGCGCCCCTCATGATCAGGAACGCGGCCGCGATCGCGAGGATCCCGTCGGCGATCTCCTTCGGGTGCTCCTTCATGAAGTCGCCCAGGGCCTGCACGAACGGGGCGAGGGCCTTGGCGACGTCGGAGACGATGGGGGCGAGGTCCGAGATCCCGGACTGGACTACCGCGTTCACCCCGTCGGCGAGGGCCTGCATCGGCACATTCAGCGGCTCGAGCGCCTTGCCGAGCTCGTCGAGCGCCTTCGCGAGCAGACCGAAGATGTTCAGGTTCTGGGCGAACTCGATGATCCCGCGGCCGCCGCCCTGCAGGAACCCGTCGATGGAGTCGATGAAGTTGGTCAGCTGCCTGACGGTCTCGTCGGTGACCATGTCGTTCAGCAGCTGGCCGGTGGTGCTGAGGAGTTTGCCGAAGGAGCCGAACACCGCGGTGCCGTGTCGCAGCCACTCGTCGAACCCGGGACCCCTGAGGAAGTCGGAGAACCCGGTGGCGAGGTCGTCGACCCAGCCGAGGAAGTTGCCGATCGCGGTCTGCAGGGAGGGGTTCTTGAACGCGGCCAGCAGCGCGTCGCCCACCTTGCCGACCGAGCGGATCAGTTTGTCGGTGATCCCCGCCGACTCCTCGATGA